GATATTCCTTATAGGCTTTTGCTTGCTCAGCAGTGATACGCCCATCTGCCTGTAATTTGCTTAGACTAGCATCTTCATTTTTATCCAGACTATAGAGTTCTGCTTGGCTTTCTACCACTTTAACGACAGCTGCTTTCCCCTTATCATTGACTGCATCCTTTTGCTTCGTCAAATTTGGCACAAAAAGCAAAAGTAGGACGCTAATGATAAGCAACACCACCAACATTTCAATCAAGGATAGTAAAATTATTTATTAGAAAGTACTCTCAGAGAAAACAAAAAAAGACCGCTCAAAAACTGAGCGGTTTTAGTGTAATTAAATTTTGAATTCTTTCTATTTATTTTGTAGTAATCAAGCCGTCAGGTTCGATTGTAAATTCTGGTTTGTCTGCCAATCTACCATCTGGAAGTAGCAAGTACCAACCGTCATTGTATTTAATGAAACAGTCAGATTTCATGTCCCCATTTTCTGAGTCAAGATAGTACCATTTCTCATACCATTTGACCCATCCTGTAGCCATTGCACCATCTCGGTTGAAATAGTACCACTTTTCATTTATTTTCTTCCAGGATGTGGCCATGTAGCCATCCTTGTCAAAATAGTACCAGTGGTCATCTGTGTGCTTGAGCCATTTGTCAGCATAAGCATAACCTGACTCGTCAAAATAGAACCATGATTTATTTTCCTCAATGTACTCAAATTCTGCCTTAGGATATGAGCCATTAGCTCTGGCATACCAGTAGCCTCCATCATCCTTTTGCCATCCTTTTTTAGGCGCCTCAGGTTGAGCGCCTGGATTGGTCAAGCGGTAGATATAGAAATAAGGTTGTCCAGCAAGAGCCCAGATATAGTCATGACTGTTGACCGTGATACCGTCATAGCGATAGTTGCAGTGGATGATGTTGTCAGAGTCTACAAAAATTCCTGTATGCCCTCCAGCGCCAGCTGAGGCTCCTTTGCGTCCCCAAATAAAGACATCTCCACGCTGAGCGTCACACTCTGTGTTTTCAGCGATAAGCTCATAACCATTTTTAATGAGCCAGTCGTGCTCGTACTCTGTATTTACTGCCCAACCAGCAGACACTGCCCCAGCACTCCTAAGAGCGTAGTAGACAGAGCTTGAGCAATCATAAGAGTCTGAGCCGTCTCTGTATTCCATGCTATAGGATACTTTGCCCTCTCTAGCTCTCATCCAAGCAATAGCATTTTCAATATTGATTGTCATTTGTTTTCCCTTTCAAATTATGGTAATGTTGTAGGCCAAGGCTCGCTCGTTAAGTACGAGATAGAACTTACCCGAATATCGCCGATGTCTCGGTCAGTTGGTACGGGGTCGGTAAATTGGAAACGTAGCATGTTACTGTCTCCACTACCGCCAAGATACCAAGTTCCATAAGGCGTTCCCTTATCGTTGTAAATACCACCAATAAGACTAGACTCTGAACGAAAGCCGTAAGGAACACCGCTTAAACCTAAAATGTAACAGTTTCTTTCCTTGTCGCTACCTTGTGGACTATATCCAGTACCACCTCTACGAACAACACCGAACCATCCCCAAGAAAGCCCACCAAATTGATACATGACGGTATCATTTTTACGACGTACTTTCAGATAAGATGCGCCTAGCTTTGAAACAATATTCAGCGTTCTCCAACCAGTGTCACCCGTCAAGACTTCCCAGCCTTGATTGTCGTTTCCTTTCCGTTTTATCCATTTCAGAGCGCCGTTTGTAACATTGGTATCTACGTAAGTAGTCCCTACTGGTGCTACAACCTTACCATTAGGCATGCCTTGGCCATGGATTTCATACTCATTTACTTGTCCACTTGTATTAGCTGGAGCGCTTGGTAAGACAACACTGCCACCACCACCAGACAAGCTAAGAGTGTTGCCGTTAAGGTTGAGTCTTTGAGGCTCTTTTTGTTCAATGAGAGAAAGCCTTTGCTTGACTCCACTATCATTATACGGCTGAGGGATTTCTGATTTTTTGGCATACTCATCAAGATTTTGGTGCTGAGTGAGATAACCTTTACTTGTAAGAGTGTCCTCTGTCACAAATTTTGAGGTATCTATTGATGGCTTATCCTCAAGCGTCTTAACTCGTTCCTTTAGCTCTGTATCATTGTAGGGGTCAGGGAGCTCTGAGTGTTTAACGTAGCCATCTAAGCTCTGATGTTGAGTCAAGTACCCTTTGCCATCTAATTCTGACTTAGTCACTAAGTTGCTAGTGTCCACGCTTGGCTTATTCTCTAAAGTCTCTACACGTCCTACAAGGGGCTTATCATCATAGATGGTGTCATTATCAGGCTTGGTCTTTAAACGCTCAATGTCGTCCAAAATATGGGCTATTTCGCTCTGATTAGCTTTACTTGCAAGCTCAGCCCTTAGCTCACTGTCATCATAAGCTGCACCTGGAGCGTTATTTTTAGGTAGTAAGCTCTCAAGCTCATCCTTTGTCACAATGTTATTGACATCTATGACACGCTTTGTCTGAGACTCCATGACAGGTGCCTGAGTAGCCTTGTCAATCTCTGAGATTTTGACATTGAATGAGAAAGCATATACATCCGCTGATTTTTCAACTTTCTCAAAATAGATGTACCCTGTGACTGTTTCGGTTGCAATTATCAAAGAGTTGTCAAATTTGACTGTAAAGTTATTGCCCTCTATGGTAGCCTCTACCTCTTTATAGCGCTTGGTGCCCTTAAAGTGAAATAGACAGATAACTTTCTCAGCTGTCAACTCATTTATAGCAAAATGAAACTCAGCTATCTCTTTGTCTTTACTATAGAGCTCATGCTGGAGCTTATCAATTCCTCTGATATTGCTTGTCAGCTCTATCTTTTTGCTGATTATTTTTTCCAAGTTCGCCCTCCTTTCTAAGAAAAAAGAGAGCCTAGTAGGCTCTCTGTGTTTAATCTTCGCTAGGCTCTGTATATGTTAGAGCTCTTGAACTATCTGATAACCCTGCTGTAGTAGGGTCAGGGACAATGTTTAGAGCGCTCACGATTGAGAGCCCGATAAGGTAGGGGTTGCCTAAGAATTTCAAAAATAACTCATAAACCCCAGCCCAGCTAGTTAAATCCTCAAATTTTAACCCAAAATAGGTCAAAATAGGTAGGATAATAGCAAGCAATAGACGGATGACAAACGCTCTATTTTTAAATCGTACTAACCAGTTAATTTTCATGTTAATTCCTCACTTCTAAAATGTTGTATTTTTGGTAAAGGCTATCTATATAGCCATTACCACCTAAATTTTTATAGCTCTTGTGCATTTTGTGGATGATATCAGACTCATGTACTGTAGTATATCCACGGTTAATAGCTGTGGTCATGTCTCTCTCTAGTCTCAGATACATTGTGACTAGATGAGCCTCATCATGTACCAGCAATTTTTTATTGACATCTAAAAGCATTTCATTATTTGAGTGCCCTAGGTCTTGCACAGTCTCTACTGTATGTTGAATAGTGCCTAACTCGTTTTTGAGTTCATTAAATTGCTGTTTATTCAAATTGGCTGACTTGCTTGCTGTAAGCCCGAACCATCCAGTAGCAATTACACCTACAGTAGGGGCTAGATGTGCTATTAAATCAGATATAGTCACGCTTGCCCCCCCTTTCTTATTGTGGCACCGCCTCAGTATTTAGCTCTGTGCTTGTTGCTGGAGTATTTTCCTTTGGTGGCTCCCATTTCCAAATACCTAACTTGCCATTTCTCTCAAGGTCTGCTAGTTCTTTTACTGTCTGACCTTGATAAGTAAACGCCTCATTCACTTGTACCATGACACGCTTGCCCTCTTGGAATTGCTCACCGTACTCTGGGTTTTCAATCGTGAAAATTTCTTGAGGTTGATATACTTTACCAACTTGGCCAAGGTCTACCAATTCAAGACCACGCTTGAATACTGTAGGGTCTAGTGGGTTGTCCACATCTGTTACCCTTGCAAGCACAGCCCAGTTAGCAATGGCCTTGACAGCGTTAATAGCGTTGTCTTTTTCCTCAAGTTTCTTGTCATAAGTTCGCTCTTGGGTTTTTAATTCCTCTTGTAGCTGTTTGACACCATCAGCAGGGTTAAACTCTGTGGCTACCAATCCAAGCACAGCCTCAATTAACGCACTATCAGACTCATTTGTACGGTCTCCACTCAATACACGGTCAAAGGCTGTGTAGGGTGCCTCTTGGCGGATAGCTACAAAAGTTCTATTACTATCTTGCGAATATTTGCTAATTACTTTAAATTCCATAAATATTATCCTTTCTCAATTTGTCTTGCTTTTACTTCCTCATAGAGATTTTTAAGTCGTTCATCAGATTGTAAAATCTTATTCATTCCCTCAAAACCTAACTTGATATTTTCTAAGTTCCTCAGCGCCTCATCACGCTCATCTTTAACTTGTTGTAACTCAGCCAGAGCCTCATCACGCTCAGCTTTGCCATACGCTGCATTTACAGCCTTACTAGCTAACTCAATAGCTAACTGATTGATAACGTTTTCTGTTGTGTTCATATTTTACCTTTCTTTTTTTATCGCCAATTGCTATGATAGCCTCGGCTATAATTTCCAGGAACTGCCGCAAGATTTCTGAAATTGTCGTAAATGTCGTTTAAGATGTATGACAAACGTACATTTTGGATATAAATTTCATCAAGACCAGATATACTATGTGCACCTGTGTCAATAGCAACTTCTCTCAATCCGCCTTGAGCACTTTGATTAAATGTTATCCTTTGACCATACATATTGATGGCACTTTGAATTTTATATCCTGTTTTGCCGTTCCAAATCTGAACGCCTGCAGATGTGTTGTCCATTGCTTGCAAACCATTTCGATTGCTTAGTAAGGCCGTGTAAGAAGCGTCAACCCCGTTAATGTTACCAGCACCGAATACCAAATATTGTAATGGACGGTTAGGAAATTGATTTCTAATACCTACTCCGTGTCCATTCATTTCAAGCCAGCCTGTCTGTAAGTCAAAGTCAGTCACGCCATTTAAAGAGGTTAGTTTACCGCCTTTTATCGCATTTGCGGTCAAGCCCTCTGCGACAATATTTTTAGCAGAAATATTGATAATTCTAGCTTGACTTGCGTCAATCTCTCCAATGTGAGCTGTGCCTATCTGAGCATTACCAATCATAGACTTTTTAATCACACCATCTTTAATATAGGTTTTTTCTCCTACTGAGATTAGTCCCTCATTGATTTTAACTGAACCGTCAGGGTTAAGGTTGATAGCACCCAGCACATCACTAGCGCTGTTCAGAGCTTTAACAGACCATGAGTTAGATAGCAGTGTCATTTGCGCCCGTGTAGCCTCTGAGGTTTTTTTTGCCTCCTCAGCCTTTTCAGCCACTTTAATTGCCTGTGTTTGAGCATTTTCTGCTAGTTCTTTAGCCTCTTTTGTCTGTTTGTAAGCGTCATCAAACTGACTTGGCTTATACGTTCCTGTTCTACTGCCTCTAACTAAAATAGGCTCTTTGAACTCAATCCAGCCATTCTTAGCAAGATAAATATAAAATGGATAGTTATAATCTTCTCCAAAAGCAAAATCTTCTTGAACCGTGAAGGTTTTCTGAAATTCCCACCACTCAACCCCAGCCTCATCTTTTGGCTTTGCAATGTCAGCGGATAATAGGCCTTTATTTAATTCATGGTTTTTTACCACAAAAACAAAGTTAGTATCAACTGCTTCCCTAATACGATACTTAAAACCAAGCGTGTAGGTTTCGCCTCGGTAGATTTTTTTCACATAAATCGGCAGTGTGAAACCGCTAAAATTATAGCTTGTTAACCCTTGCGCCTTGATTGTGAAAACTCCATCATTTACGGATACATTCACTCCGCTTCTAGTAGCATTTACTAATGTGTGCTTATCCATTGTCATAGAGTTCACAATCAAGTTATTATCATCAGTAACGTACTTCCCGACTTCGGTCTGAAATAGTTGGTTACTCATAATCATACGTGAAATGTTATTTGACATGCCTCTTTCAGAACTACCTAAGATACGCTCATAGAGTTTAGATGTCTCTTTAACTGACTGAAAATCAGCAAGAGATACTTTGCCATTCAGTTCAGTCCTCAAGTCAGCAATTAAGTTAGTGGTCTCTGTGGCTGTTTGATTAGCCTTGTTTAGAGCCTGTACTGCCTTACCGTCAATTTGAGTGGCCTGATTTCTCAAAACAGACAAATTTTGTTCATTGTCTTGCTTGTATCGTGATAACTCTTGACCTGTTGAGTTAGAGGCATTCTTAGCCTCTTGAGCAAGTCTCTTAGAGGCCTCAGCTAATTCTTGAGTAGCATTTGACTTTTTGAGCAAATCAGATACTTTCTGGTCATGTTTAGCCTCAAACCCAGCCATCTTAGTATTGACTGCCTCAAATTGTTTGTCTACCTCTTTCTTAACACGGTCAACATCCTCAGTGTCAAGAACCTTTTCCCACATGCTACCATTCCAAATATACATCCGTTGATACTGGCCATTTTTCTCAAACCATGTATCACCTATTTTGTGCTCAATATTTTTGGCTGGTGTTTCATACCAAATTTTATTACCTGTACCGCTAATGAGATATTGAGGTAGAGTGCTCTCAATAGAGGCTTGTCTTTCCTCAACTACTGATAAACGGTCAGCAATTCCTGCAGTCATGCTAGATGACAGTGACTGTCCGATAGTGCCTAGCGTTATCTTCTCATTAGAGTCGGTGTAGACATCATAGACTATCTTGACTACTTTCTCAGTAGTGGTAGTGATGTCAAATTGTGGATAGTAGAGAGGGATGATGTCACAGAGCTCAACTTCCTCCATCACTCCAAAATCTTGATAGTCCAAAGTCTGTGACAAATCCACATAAGAGACCTCTGTAGATATTTTAGGAGCTCCAATGTTATTGTTCTTGATGTAAGACTGACCTAGTGACCTCAATTTTTCAGCCGTTGGAGGGTGCTTGTCATCAAATTTACTTGAGAAATCTACCAGAGATATTCTTCTCTGAGCGTATAATCTCAAATAAGGACTATCTAGGATGTGCTCAGGCAATGTGACTAAGACCTCTCTTGACTCCTCATTTGACGACCTCTCGCTTGACCCATTACTGGATGGCGTATAACGTGCAAATGGGTAGATAGAGGTATAATTGCCATCTAGCAGCCTCTCCTCTTCTACGCTGAGCAAGTTGCGCCCATATTCTAGCACGGTTGGAGCCTTACGCCCCATCTGTTTATGTAAAATAATGAGGTTGTTATCAAACTCATACTCACCACCAAAGACATCAAGGATTGAACCTGAGGCGCCACCTAATGCTTTCCTAGCGTTCCCTATTTTGTCTACATCCCATGAAATATTACCTAGAGTTTGGATGTCTGAGCTAACATCAAATATATCATCACCCACTAGGCTCTCTTTCCAAAGTCTAAGAGCCGTTTCAGCGTTAACCTTTGAGGCTCTTACCATAGGTTCCAGAGCAAGGTCTGAGGTTCTCATAGAAATATGACGGGCGTAAATTTCAATATGTTCACTACTATTCTTGACAATACGGTTAATCTCAAATGTCTGCCATTTAGTCCTCTTACCAGCGTCTGACTTGATTTTCATTTCCTCTTTAAAAATAGAGGCAAAATGGCCATTTACTGGATACTTGATATATAAGTCATAATTACCATTTCTCTCTCTGGTAACAGTGACCTTATAAGCGTCTGAAATCTCACCTAGCCCAAATGTTCTAAATGAGCGTTCATCAGCTTTATATAATACTGGGTTCATAGTTTAACCCCCCAATTAGGCACGGCTGTCATGGTAAAATTACCAGTCCATGAAATCCTATTGTCTCCAACATCAAAAAGAGGCATTCTGTGCTTGCCGTTCCTTGTGATTTTATCCCAGGCTGACAGATTGCCACTATATACTAGATGTTTCTGCATATCTATTGTGAGCTCATTTTGGACGCTCTCAAGCGATAACTGGTAGCCGTTGATGGTTAAAATACCATTACCATTGCCTCTAATCTTAATTAGTGGCTTAGATTGTACGTTACCAAGATTTTTAAGTGTCATCCCATTTGTCAAAGGGATTTCATTGCGCCCAGTTTTTAAGAACTTGATAGGGTGAATTAGAAAATTCAATTTCACCTCACCAAAATTCCTAAGTAATTCCTTGACGTTAAATGACTCAATGAAAGTGGCAAGATAGATATAATCAGGTTCCCATGAGAGCTCCATCTCTTTCCATCCTTTGACATTGAGCCAGTCACTTATAGCTACCTCTGATGTAGATAATCTCTCAACTGTATTGATTTTCATAGGAAACTCACGCTTGACAGGGGTAAGCCTTTGATTATCTTTCAAAAGCACCCCATCACGCCCTGGCACCTCAATAGTCTCAACATCATAGGAGGTAGAGCTAAACTCAATATCATTTATAATTTTTAACCCAAAATCACTAGATTTCTTGCCATCAAATTTAATAAATGTGCTCATTAAACACCTCCTAATCTCTCTTGTTCTCTATTTGTGTACCATGCCATCTCTTTCATGAGGCTTTGGATGTCACGTTTCTCACTCTCATCTACCTTGTTACCCTGATAGTTAAAAGTATACTGGTTGTTAATTTCTGCATTAGTACCTGACTCAGATTTCTCAGCTTTAGCCTGAGAGGCTCCTAGAGTCATTTTTAATGACTGACTTAATGTGTTGTTGCCAAGTCCAAGCAAGTCCTCAGCACCGAATTTAAAGGCTGACATCTCTTTTTGGACATAGGCCAAGCTATCAGTAACATCTGAGGTATTTTTCTCAATACCTACAGCGATACCTTGAGCAATGTAGCGCCCTACATTATCCCTGAATAATCGTGATGGTGAGTGTATTCTTGCCTTAGCTCTTGCAGCTCTTTCAGCTTGAGCAACAAGGGCATTAGCTGCAGCTGTTACAGTCCACAAAGCAGAATAGAGCCCGTTTGCTAGACCTTGGCCAATCATTGAGCCTACATATTGCATAGTAGATACACCTCTCATCCCTGCTGAACGTATTGAGTTGACCATTGATGACATTGCTGATGTAGCTGAGCCAATGCCTGAGCGTATTCCATTTGTGATACCTGTTGAAACTCCACGCCCTGCCTGTTGTCCAGCTTGCGTCATTTGAGTAGCTGATTGTCTCACCACATTAGTCATCTGTTGCATACTTGAGCTCATTTGTGAGACAGCCTGCGTCATTGCTGACATAATCACTGAATTAAGCTGAGACATAGCTGATACAGCAGAGCTAGAGATGTTAGCAAAGCTAGAGGCCACTGCAGGAGCTGATGACGCTAATTGCATGATAGATGTGTTAGCTGTCATAGCTGAGGTTGAAATCGCTGAGAATAGGCTAGGGATTGTGCCTAGCACCCCACCTAGTGAGCTGATAACTCCAGTCACTGCAGAAAATCCTGATGTCATTGCTGATGTAGCTGACATAGTAGCCATTAAGGCACTTGATAAACCAACAAGGGCACTTTGTAAGACAGTAATACCTGACACAGCACCAGACAAGCCACCAAATGAGGCCACTGCTGATGTAGCAAATGTGCTCATGGCTGTCCCTGCTGTTGTCAAAGCGCTTGGTAATTGGTTAATGCTTGTACTTAATGCACTTAATGCTGTTGGTAGGCTCTGTATAGCTACGCTTGCAAGTTGAGCAGATGTAGCAATCATCATTAGGCCTGTGCCTGCTTGTTGCAATCCAGTCCCAGCTGTTGCGATACCTGAGTTAGCGATTGCTGCCAATCCTACGGCTGTTGCTGTTAGAGTTCCAACCAAGTCCCCAAGGTTAAGGTCAACTAGCATTTTTATGCCTTGCGCCATCAACTTCACGCCCTCACCAGCATTCCTAGCAGCTGTTCCAATAGACGTGAAAATATTAGCAATTCCATCTAAGACAGTTCTGACTGCACCACCAACTGAGCTAATGACTGTTGAAATGCCATTGAATACACTCTCAATGCCCTTGCCCATGCCTTGAACAACCGTAGAGATTGACTCTCCTACTGACCTAAAAATATCAGCGATACCCTGTAGGGCACTATTGATGGCTACGCCTACAGAGCTAATAACCGTTGAAACGCCATTTAATGCACTTTCAATACCAATACCGATACCTTGAGCGGCTGTAGAGATTGACTCTCCTACTGACCTGAAAACATCAGCAATGCCTTGTAGAGCAATGTTAATGGCTGTACCCACTGAGATGATGATGTTAGCTATACCATTCATAGCTGTCCTAATACCCTCAGCGATTGCCTGAATAATGCTGATAATCTGAGGCGCATTGCTTGAAATCGTGTTGACAATCAAAGCAAAGCCGTTGGCAATAGCGTCAACCATTAAAGCAATAGCTGCAGCGGCAACTGCTACACCTGCTCCAATCATCAAGACTGTAGCCCCAAAAGCCAAGAGCCCGATAGCACCCGCTGTCAAAGCCGCACCTAGAGCAGCAGCACCCACAGCAAGTAAGGCAATTCCTGCCACAATACCAACAAGAGCGATAGCAGCACCAGCGCCAGCAGATGATAATTGTATAGCAGCTTGTACTAAGATATAGACTCCAGCAGCTGCCATCAAGACACCAGCTCCGACCATGAGCACTGCTACACCTAACTGCATGACTGAGCCTGCACTTGCTCCAGCCGTTGTCCCGACTGCTGTATTACCTGCACTCATTGCAGCACTTGCCCCAGCGTTTGCAGCTTGAGCAGCAGTAAGACCTAAAATGTTACCAATTAGGCCTATGATGGTTTGCCCAAAATCAAAAGCTGACTTGAGACCTTTTGCGATTGCCACTCCAGCCTGAATACCTTTGAAAGCCACAGCCATAGTCACTAGAGCTGTTGCTACACTCTTGATAGTGTTAGGGTCAAGCCCTTTGATAAACTCGGCAAATGAGATCGCCATCTCAGAAACAAAGTTGACGATTTTACCAGCTGACTCTCCAATAGTTTCCCATGGGATAGCGTTCACCAACTTGCTTGCTAGGTCAAGTGCTGCCTCTGACAAGTCTTTGAGCGCTTTCCCAGCTTTGTCAAGTGCTCCTGTGTTTTTGAAAGCCTCAAAAGCCGTCTGTGCTCCTGTGACTAAATCTTTGATGACTTTATTTACTGAGCCAATAATGCTCCCAATATTAGCAAAAGCCCCTGTCACGGTTGAGATGATACTGTCTATATCAATACCCTCTAGGAAAGCTCCTAGTTTTTCAGCAATCTTGTCAAAATTGATTTTTTCAAGAGCGTCAGATACTGCATTTACTGCCTTGATACCAAACTTGTTGAGTTTCTCAAAGGCTGGCATGAGCTTATTAGAGAGGCTTTCTTTTGCCCCGTCTATGGCTTGGTCAACCGTTTTAAACTCTGTGGCCATTTTCTGGAAAGCGTCTGAGTTACCTGCTTTGTTCATAGCGTCAAAGAAATCCTCAGTCTTAACTTTCCCGTCCTGGACAGCTTTTACAAGTTCAGCCGTAGACATTCCCATCTCTTTTGCGACTGCAGCCATACCAGCTGGAGCTTGCTCCATCATGATTTTAAAGTCCATCCAGGCTACTTTGGGCTTACTTGCCATCTGTGTTGCCTGTGTTGACAATGATTTCATGGCTTGGGCTGGGTTTTCTGCTGAGGCGGCAAGTCCACCAAAGGCCTTAACTAAGCTCCCTACATTTTTTGTACCTACAGCGTCAAGCTGTGAGTAGGTACTAGCCATGTCAGAGGCTGAGTAGATGGTCTTTGTAGCAAAGTCTTGCATTTCATCCTTTGCTTTCTTGATTTCATCACTTGAGCGCCCAAAGGCTTGGAGGTTCCCCTCAAATGTTTTCCAGGCTTTTTGTGAGCTGTTCAATTCTGAGGCCATATCACGGATACCACCAGTGATTGCACTGACGCCACTTGATAAAGCTGAGCCAATCAAATTAGCTCCCAGTACAGACTTGAATACAGAGCCTACTTTTTGCCCTGTACTCTCAAGACTTCCAAATAAAGACTTGAGCTTGCTGACTCCAGCCTGAGCGCCTGAGCCGTCCATGTCAACTTTAATAGTTACTGAACCATCTGCCATTTATTCCCTCCTTTCTAAACTAGTAGTCAAAATCTTTAGGTAGAGCGTACTCTTTTTTGAGTTCTTTCATGATCTCTCTATACTTCTTACTATCTCCCTTTTGGGGTTTATACGCTCTTATCTTGATAACCTCAGAAAATTTAGTATCACTAGGTAGACCATTAAGTAAAGCGTTGAATTTCTTCCAGTGTAGGCTGTTCTGAGCGTCTATGAGGTCAATGCCGTACGCTTGCATAAACGAAGAGTAAATATACTCAGCGTCATATTTCAAGCTAAAAAGTCTAGCACTGGTCTCTGATTGACTCCTAGAGCGTATCTTGCTCTTAATCGGATTGCCTGCTAGGTCTAATACTGGTGCAGTATCTCTAGCTGGAATAAGCCTGATGTGCTCCTCAAATACCATCTTAAAGATTGCTGTGGCCTCCTCAGGCGTAAGAGCTCTAGTAAAATCAACATCAGTAAATATCTGTAGAGCAAGATAAGGCTTGTATAATTCCTCAATATCATCATCATTTATGAGCTCAATGGCTTTCAAAACCTTGTTAAAAGAGATATTTAAAGGGTATACATCATCACCAAGGACTAACTCATCAGTCAATTTCCTTGATAAATCTAGCATGTTAGTCTCCTAAATATTTCTTGAGAGCGTCTGTATTGTTACGTTTCTCCCATTCTGAGATGACTCCAGTGATTACCTCAAGTAGGTAAGCCATAGTGTCCACTGTAGACTCATTAGAGAATGAGTAGACCTTGTCAAAAGCCTCTTTGTCAAACAATTCTGTCCAAGAGTCTTTTACTAAGTCTTGCAACGTTTCAAAGGCCTTAATATCCTCTGTCTTAGCTAGTTTTTCACCATCTTTTTTGAGTTTTTTGCCTACTTTTTCCATTTTGTGGATGTTTTGGTCATTTGCCACAAATTCCAGCTTAAACTCTCCAAAATCTACAGGGATGACATTGTCACGTTTTTTGATTACTACCATTTTGATTTTCTCCTACTAATTTTTTAAAACAAAAATAAAAAGGGGAGCATTACCACTCCCCCTAAATCACATTATCCGACTACAGCGGACTCTTTAGGTGCTGAGTTCCAGCTAATAGTACACTCAAAGCTTTCAAACTCAGACGCCTCACCGCCTCCGATTTTAATGCCAGAGGCTGTAGCTACGCCCACATATTGTTTTTTGCCATCAGCGTCAACAACTTTAAACCACAATTTACGCCCATCACCAACTTTAAAGCGCATGCCAGCAATGATAGCCTGTGCCTCATCCTCTTTGATGTAGTCCCCCTCAAATGAGAAACCGTATTTTACAGATTTTACTACTGTTTCAGGTGTTCCATCACCATTGTAGTAAGCTGTATCATCTGTCTCTTCGTCATTTTCAACCTCAGCGGTTGTCACTCCATCTGCAAGCCATTTCCAAGCGTCACCTGTTGGCTCTGTTGCTGCGTTTTCTGCTGACCAAGGCGCCACATAGTGTTTACGCTTGGCGTTTTTTAATTTTGGCATTTAATTTCCTCCATTTACTTCAATTTCTGCCGTTACATCTAACATGTAAATATAAAAGCCCTGGTCATCACGGTCATTAAGGAATGGCTGTGAGACTTCAAGGCCTCTGAATTGATATGAGTTATTTTTGCTAGGTAGTTCTAAATCAAAATTAGCAAGAGCATGATTGATAGTCCACAAAATAGAGCTTGTTCTCTGATGGTCAAGTGTCTTGATAGCCACCTCAAAAACAAGGCTGATGTCTTGCTTACCGTTCATATACTCTTTTAAAATCTTTCCACCTGGCAAAGGATATAGGACTAAATCCTCTTTCTCTGACAAATAGTCAAGTCTACAAGTCAGAGAGAGGTTTAGTGTATTGATGAAATCTCTTAATACTTCTGAAAAATCGTTATTATTCATGTTTTTACTCCCATTGCGGTCAATCCTACTTTAGCCCACTCACTAGCATGCAAAGCCTCAGCTTTTAAATCCCAGCGTTTACCAGTTCCTGGCGTGGTATATTTTGAAAATACAAATGTCCTTGCTTTGTTATAGCTGGAGCCGTAAAATTGAGCTCTTGCATAAGGGCCAGGGTATCGCACCCCATCCTTTGTAGCCTGACCACTACCGCTTAGGTCTCCACTCTTACGAGGGACAAAGGGTGTAAAGTCAGTCAGCATTTGATTTGCAATAGCTAACTTGCCCTTGGCTAGTGCCTGTGGGGATACTTTTCTCTCTATTCCTTTTAGGTCAACTTTCAAAGATACGCTAGTCCCCATCAGATACACTCCAACTCATAACAAAATACTTTACTGTTATGTGGATAACTGACAGGTGTGACTGAGAGCACTCTGTAATCATGCTGACCGTCATTTATAACGGCATTGATGTAAGTATCATCTAAAGTGACTGGGCAATGTTTAGGGTACACAAATAAGGTGCTAGGTTTAGACTCTTTACGGTTGTTCTTCGTGCCTTGCACTTGGTACTGTCTATCAAATCTAACAGGTTTAAGGGTCACTGGGCTTTTCATCATATCTTTTCCCCATCCGTCTTTTTCTCCTGTGATTTTCTGAATTGTTACAGTATCAATCAATAGCCGTTTATCTATCATAGCCAACCCCTCTATAGCCAAAGCCTGCTGCTTTTAGAACGTTTAAGGCGTCAAGTGATAGATTATACCTGTCACCTTCAAACGGCCTCCCAGTGCCGTTATGATAGCTCACATGAGTCCTACCAAGTATCACAGTAGAGACTGCTTGCTTATCATCAGCCGTAGCAATACCACTAGCGTCTAAATAAGCTACTTGATAAGCCGTAGCAAGTTTGACACCTTTTTTTCTAGTCTCAAAATCAGTCTCAAAATCCTTAACACCATAAAAGCCATCAAGAAAGAGATTGATTGCAACCTCTGCCCTCATCAATAATTTTTCAAAGTCATCTACTTCATCAAATCCTAATTCATTAAACTCATCTTGTGTCAAATAAGCGATAGTAACCACCTCCAATAAAAAAGAGGTGGTATTACTTACCTGCCTCTTTAGTTTCTTCTTTTTCGTCAACTGGCTCAAAGAACGGGCTCAACTCAGGATGTGACTGTTTGCCTTGAATATTTAAACTCTCAGCTACTTTGACATCCATGTCATACACTACATCCTTGTTATAGATTTGCTCTTTGCCGTTGACATTAAAAACAACATTACTTGTTGCTTTAAACTGAGCCATTTGGTTTATTCCTCCACTTTGTAGCCATTGTTTTCAAAGGCTGATACCATGATAGGATCAGACAGGGTAAATGATACCCCATCCTTAGTCAAAGTGACATCAGCTTTAACCTCTACTACTTCCTCTACTGTGTTATCATTAGCCATTGATTACCTCCTTAGGCTGTTTTGTGGACATAGATAGCCTTTTTCTTAGCGTCCAATACGAAAGCGTCATAACGGATACGACCCTCAACTAATTTACCGTTGATACCTGGTGGGTTGTCATGGATCTTGTAATCTTCCAATTTAACAGGTGATGTAGTAGCTGCTGGATGAGCGATAATAAACTCAACACCTGTAGGCATATATGTTGATGGTGTCAATACTACTGGCATACCGTCAATCATACCCACTTGACCCTTGATAGTGATTTCTTGTCCAAGGTCTGAGTTTTTGATGAATGTGTCATCAAGTTTAATCAACTTGTAGAATTTAGGAGATACATGCAAGATACGACCAGCCACAGGGACTAGAGCATCTGACAACTTAGATTGTCCCTCAAGTACAAGCTCATAAGCATTGGTTTTAGTGACTGCACCTGTTGCAATATGTCCAGTATCAGCGCCTGAGGCCATTGCTGATAGACGGTACTTATCAACCTCAGGGATGACTACCTCTGAAATTTGACGAGCTAGAGCCTTGCCCTCTGCCATGGCTCCATTTGTTCCTTGTAAAGATTTCTTGTCAATCGTGAATGTGAAAGAACGGTCTTTAGAAAGTGTCATAGTTTGGACTGAATTTCCAAGCTCGTCAGCTGTACCGTAACGATTTTGACCAGTAGTCTGGTAGTCATTCATTGCTGATGTAGCGACTGTGTAGACCTTGACTGTCTCAGCGTCAATAAAGTCAAAATCTTGGTTGATAGTGCTAGTAGTAAGAGCCTCTCTTGTAAAGCGCTCATCTACTTTATGACTAAATTTTTCTGCGTAGTTTACTGCCATTTATATTTTTCCTCTTTTCTTTTTTGGTATTATACGCTATCAAAGCCAGCAAAAAGGGCTTTGTCCTCTGCACTTAGGCCATCATCTGCATTGCTTGCTGATGGATTGCCAGGGACAGAGATATTAGGGTTAGATTGCTCTTGCACTGTTTGGAAAAGGTAAGGGCTTGACTCTCTGAGTGAGTTGATCGTGTCCTCAAGCTGAGGCTTGCCATCTTCTCCTAGTTCGATACTGTCTAGGTCAATGAATTTCATCAAATCATCAGAGTTGTATGCACCTACATCTTTCAAAGCAAGGGCAATAGCATTGGTTTTGGTTACCTGAGCAAGGTTTGCCTCACTATCCAGCTTATACTGCTCAAATTGTGCCTTGAGTTGTTCAAGTTGTTGCTTGCTTTCCTCACTAGCACCCTCTTTGGTTTGCAAGTCTTGGATAGCTTGAGTCTGTTGCTCAAGTTGTTGCTTTAATGTCTCGTTTTCAGCTTGTAGCTCAGACTTAGCCTGTGATTTTGCATTCTCAATACCTGCACCGTACGCTTGCATGATATTGTCAATCACTGACTTATCCTCAATACCTGCCTCAACTAACATTTCACGTTTAAGACTCATGTCTTAATCCTCCTTTTTACGTCACATGGACAAATTAAGACAGTTTTACGCCATGCTCCAGGGCAAAATAAAAAACCTGATGGATCCCATAGGTTTATAGTGGTTTATAGTATGAAAAAAGCGCCTAGATTGTACTAAGCGCTAATTGTTTACAAAGTTAGACCTCGTTTTTTGAGTTCAATCATGACAAGTTTTTCATCTTCTGGAGAAACCCATGTAAAACGCAAACGAGCAAGCTCCTCGTCAGTCATTTCAGAAGGGATTAAGGGAGCGGACTTTTTAAGACTCCAGCTGCTTACTTGTTTTAACGCTTCTTCTAAATTCATAGATTTTACTCCTCTCTTAGGTTCATTTCAATAATAACATTATTCCCTTTTCGTTTCATGTTAATTATATCATATTTTGAACCTTTTGGAAGAATAATCTCGCTTTCTATATCGTTATCAGTGAAATAAATTTCAGCATTTTTAGGAATGTTGATAATAGTTTTAATAGGTCTGTCCTGGAAGAAATTGTATTTAGGAATATAACTAGTAGATGTATAGCCATCATTATTGAAAGTAGCTTGTCCAGAATTAAGAGCAGACTCAATGCTATCATGTTTTTCTAAAAGACTAGCGTTATTTCTAAGGATAGAGTTAAAATACCCCTCATCATCAAATCTATTGACTTTGATATTTTTTAGAGTTCTATTTTTCTTGATGACCCCATCCAAAGTATCAACTATATTCTGATACTCAGACGGCATTACATTTTTATCTCTCAAGTATTTATTGATAGTAAAACTATGAGGTGTGCCAATGTATCCCAAACCTTGAGGGTTTTCATCTGCATAGATAACCTTACGCTCTGATTTAGTAATTTTTCCACCCACTTTCTTAAATGCAGGTATCTCATCCTCTTTGATGTAGTGATGTTCTGACATCTTTTTCCTGAGTTTTACTTCTTTTTGAGCTTGAGAAAATGGATCAGCATAGTATTTCTCTCTAGCATAATCTCTATGTAGATAAGGGTGTTGACTCAAAAAGCCTCTCATGGCTCCCTGTTTCATCCTAACCTTACTCTTATACTTAGAGATTAGCTCACTGTCTCCTAGTTTTTCTGCGACATGCAAAAGCTCCTTAGACTTCCTAATAGACCTCTCTAGGGCTCTCTGTTTAGCCTGTACGTTTGCATTTGCTATAGCCTCCTCAGGTGTTAGGTCTTTCAAATGATCAGGCAAATCAGGCTTGTAGTTGACCCCTGGGATGTATGGTGTCATCTCATGAGTGCAATTTATACCTTGACATCCAGCAGGATGACCGTAGCCATAATCAGCTAAAGCTAAAACACGCTCTCCAGCCTCAGTTCTAGCAACTCCAGTAGTTACTATCTGATGTTGTAGAGGAGCACACATCTCTCTTGCTGTGGCTTTTTTGTGGTAGTAAAAGGTATCTATACCTAATTCCTCAGCTGGAGCCATTCTGACCTCACGGTAGACCCTCCAAGCTGTTGACTTGATGACCTGTCTAGCATAAGTGTCAGCTTTCCAGCGCTTGCCTTGGCTATCAGTAAAGCCGTAAAATCCCTTTTCAGCCCATTTCATGACTGTATCAGAGATAGCTTTGTCTGATGTAGTTAGGCCAGTTACAACTTTTGCTACACTTTCCTCAATGATAGACTGATAGACCTTTCTGACACTCATTGGCAAAGTGGTATTGATGAGGTTATCTATGTCTCCCATGGTCTGATTGACATAAGCAGCTAGATTGGTCTGAATGAGTGAGTTATCAGTAAATTCACCACCCATAGACTCCAGTAGTTGCTCTTTTGTGTCTTTATAGACCTTGTAACCCTCATTTTGTATGACATACCTGAGTTGTTCCTCAGCAATTCCTGAGCGCTCTGAGATAAGGCTGACATTATCATCATTAAGCAAGCCCATCTCATTCATTTTCTCAAGTTGCCAGATATAAGGGTTATCATTAAGACTAGCAGAACCACGCTCTTTGATACGGTCTATTACTTGGTCAAAAAGGTCAAGAGTTAGCTGATGGTAAATGTCAGCTACTCTACTAGCGTCAAGCATTAATTGCTGATCATTTAGCTTGATTGGTTTCTTTTTGACATCAGCCATTTAATCACTCTCCATAAATTGAGACATCCTCAGGGCTACGCTCATCATTTACATCATCAATGACATTGCCATCAATCTCAGCCTTAATCTTTTTGGCTTTTTCAGATGTCACGTTGAGCACCTTTTCAATAGCCATTGTGTCAGTACCAAAACCAGCATTCACTACTTTTATCCAGTAGTCCAGCTCAGCATTTCTGTCAGTAAAGACACCATCATCAAGGTTAATGCTAATTTTGTCCATCTCAGGGATTTCACCTGAGTATAGTTTATAAGCCTTGGCAAGTTCTAACATTGAGACAATGAGCTCTTTTAGAGATTGCTCTACTAGGCTGACAATACTATTTCTCATTTGGTATGTGTCAGAGTTCTCAGAGACAATCTCTGTAGCTGTTTTCATTGACTTACCGTCAAAGCTAAACATACCAGCAGATACACCAATCTGCATTTCAAAGAGCGCCAAGCCCTCGTTAATAGCCTTGATGTAGTCATCTGATCTAATAGGTGTAGTAAGGTCTGTGATACCTATGCCCTTATCAATGTCACCAGAGTCAAACTGCTCATAGACATTGTGTCCAGCCTCAAACTCACGCTTGACTACGACATTATCACCATCTTGATTGTATTCAGTTTTGATCATTTGGCTAGGCACTGCCACTCTACGTTGACCCATCTTGACCTCCCACATAAACTCATCATAAGTTGTATTAAGAAAGTCTATTGTGGTCTTAGCATTGTCAAAAATAGACAAACCTAAAGGACTATTGATGTCCTTATTGTTCATGCCTGGTGGCTTTAGATAAGTGAATAGTGGACGACTCAATCTATTTAACTCCACCACTTCCTCTAAATCCTCATAGATTTCTGACAGTGGCACTCTTGAGCCTACTGCATTCTTATTATCAGACCTGTATAGCTCGTTTGATACTGTGTATTTATCATTTGACCACTCATGAAATTCAATCAGCGTGTAATATCTCTGCTTGTTTCCATCAGCTTTTATGGTCTTGGTCACGATTGCAGCACTAGACACATCCTGAGTGTTGGATTGCAAAGGTAAAAATACAGGCGCTTGAATAAATGACACTCTTACACGTTCACCATCAATATAAGGCCTCATAGCAAGACCACCAAGGGCTAAACAACTCTCAAGGTATCGCTCAAAGTTCTTTGTAAATCGGTCATCTTGTAGCTGTTGTTGGATAAACTTGTTAGCTTGCTCATCATCTACTTTAATTTCAGCTTGCTCATTAAATACAAGACTTGCAATTTTTTTAGCAGCTGTACGACCAATAGGTAAATGGTTGAAATCTCTTTTATTTTTAGTGCCGTTGCTGTCCGTGTATTCAACTTGAGGGTAATGGCCTGAGAAATACTTAATATTCTCTCTAATACGGTCATACTCTGCTGATGATACTGCTATTTTTGGATGATCAGTGATGTAAGTTAGGTTTTGAGTAGTCATCACATATTTACTCCTTTTAAAAATATCTTTAATTGTTTGGACTATTCCCATTACTAGCTCCTTTAGGCTTTTAGATTTAACTCTCTAGCGTTATCTAGGACAAAATACTTGAAACCGTCTACTGTGTGGTCATCCTCTTTGATGACTTTGGGGTCATCTGTGTTAAGTGACTTGTCATCATATCGGTACATCTTATGCTCCTCAATGAATACCCTGTTATTTTGGGTATCAAGGTAATAAAAACGCCCCTCAGCTAGTAAGCTAATGACCATGTCTATCATAGTCTGATTTTTCTTCTTAGCAACTGGGTGCCAGCGTTCTCCATAATCTCTGAAATATTGGTTTCTCAAAGCTCCCTCTGCACTATCAATGGTCATTTTTAATTTAGGTACTCTGTACTGTTTCATGACCTTGTCTATAAAATCATGTATCATCACAGATAGCTCACTAGGGGCTTTCTTGATAGTTTTACCAGCTGGACTATAGTAGAAAGTATCTAATAGGATAACCTTACCTTTTGCTGTGAGCCCATAAGCTCCACAGGTGGTTGCTGACTGTTGATGTCCAGTGTCCATAGCAAACGATATGCCTATTAGCTTATCATCCTCAGGGAGGCTCTCTAGTGGCTTAAAATAGCTCATGTTATAGACATGATTACCAAGACCGATAACCTCACCTAAATACATCCACCTGTAATAGTCAGGGTCAGTCTCTTTATAGCGCTCTATCTTCTCAATCATTTGCCTAGACAGAAAGCCTAGTCTATCATCAAGGTAGGTGCTATGATGTATCATGTAAGTAGGGTCACTAGCTTTTTCAGCAACCCACTCATTTATCCAGTCATAGGGATTTCTAGGGGGGTTGTAGGTGAAATAGACTTTTACCTCTTTGCCGTTTGGCAATTCTTGACGGATGAAAGTATCCTCAACTATGTCAATATCCTCACGGCCAGCAAACTCAGCAAGCTCCTCAAACCATACAGCCATGACATAACCCTTGGCTATTTTCTGTGACTTGAGTTTCATAGGGTCATCAACCCCATAAAAATAAAAAGCCGTTCCTGTCTTGATATGAGTTATCTTTAAGGGAGATTTCCCAAACTTAAACTGATTAGCTAAACCCATCTCATAGATAGCCCATCTAATCTGCTCATATACCGACATTCTCAAGTACTTGCCTACTTTACGGAGTACTACAACATTCCCGTTAGGGTCATTGATGAAATCATTGACAAGGTCAATAGAGACTACTGATGACTTAGTAGAGGCACGGCCACCCTTGAGCACTACATGGCTCTTATTTGTGTATAGGACATCATCAAATACTGGGTTAATCAATTTGGCTAGGTTCAGTGTTACCATTGTACTCACTCCTATCAAATGTAAATCCAGTTATTACTGTATCATCCTCATCATTAGAGCCTAACTGTGCTTTGAGGTTTTCAATCCTCAAGCGTTGCTCCTCTGTGACAAGTGGAGAGCGTGTAAGCTCATCATAAGTCTTAATCATGCCTCTAAGCTCAGCCTGAGCTCTTGCTATTGCAGCTAATGCCTTGCCTTGCTTATCCCATGCCGTGTGAATTTCATAGCTAGAGCCTCCTTTGGCTGTAGTAGCTATCATTATACTTGTAGTATCATCAACATCTTGCACATACAAAATACGCTGAGCGTGTAAAAGATTAGCATAAGTCAGCGTGATATTTTCCCACAGGATGTCTATAGGTTGTTTCTCTGACAGTTCCTGAGCTATCTCATATACCTCTTGAGGGAGATACTTAGAAAATAAACCATGTTTAATGGCGTTAGTGTTTCCCTTAGGTGCTCCATGCCCTAGAGCATTCTTGCTACCCTTGGGAGCGCCTCTTGGTTTTTTGGAGCGTTCCTTATTTTTCTTTTGGAACGTTCCTTTTATTTTAGGTTCCCATTTGTCTTTACTTTTCCAACCTCGGACAGTGCCAGATGAAACACCCAAACGCTCAGCAATCTCAATCAGTTCAATGTTGCCATTGTGCTCTGAATAGATTTCAAATGCTTTGTCTCGGTTGGGGTCTCTTGCTCTACCCAAGCCTAAACCTCCTGCTGTTTATTTGTTTTGAAATATAAAAAAGCCACTCAATGAGTGACTTAATCTGAGGAGCTACTAACCTCAATTAGAACCAATAGTATATTGTTACCTTTACATTTTTATTTTTTTGTAGCTTTTAAAAATGGTAGTGCCTGGACTCGAACCAAGGACAGACTCCAAAGGAACAACAGAAACATAGAGAAAGAGCCTGTCATCCGTATCACTACCTCAAAGAGGCTTGCGCCTCAAATTAAAAGAAGATAAAACATCAAACCTTTTCAGCATTTGACAATATCATTTTATCAGATTTTAAAAACCGTGCTAACAAGTTTTAGCCTTATTAGTCCGATTTAGTCCGATTTAGTAAATCATTTAACTCACTAATGGCTAAGCCTCTCCATGTATAAAATGTAGTCCTACTGATTTCCATCTTGTCACAGATGTCATCTACATACATCTTATTTATGTATGTCATCCTTAATACTGTCCTAAATTTCGGGTTTGATAGCTTATTTATTAGCCTGCTTAGCTCTAGCTTTCTGTCTATGATTTCTTTGATGTCACACTCTATCTCTTGTTTCATAGTAATAAGCTGAGCATACACATCATCAATCTTTCTGACTTGGCCACTTTGGACTTTTACATCAGTCCACTTAGGGCTTGAGAGTAGGCCAGCCTCAAGCTCATTGATTTCATCTATACGGCTTTGGATGTCCATGTCCAAACTCTGTAGCTCTGCCAAGAGTTCTTTAGCTTTGCTCACTCTCTACCTCTCCTTTAATTTACATCATTCAAAATTTTCACAGTTTCCTCATAGCTCAGATAGACTTTTACTTTTCGTTCCTCATACGCTCCAAAAAATTTATAAAATCTGAAATAAATGATAGTTGAATTGTCATGACTGTTAATAACTGAGAAAACGTGCTTTAATATGTCTTTTCTTAATGAAATATTAGGAAAGACTACAAGCTCTAGCTTATCTTCTTTAGTTTTTTTCTCTGCTTTTGCAGTTCCTAAATACGGATATTTTTTAGGCCTCATTTTCCTGCCTCCTCTGCCATACACTGCAACCATACAAGAGTTTCATATAAATCCCTTGCATGGTTCTTGATATTTCCTAGCTCATAGCTGTCTAAATTATCTGAGTTTGTTATAATCTCAATTTTTAAATTATTGATAGCTAAAATAAAGTCTTTCATTCTATAATCTCCTCAATCTCAATACCTGGGCTATCAAATACCCAACCAAAGCCAGCTTCTTCTAGTTCTTTGCGGGTGTGGTGTGTTCTATGAAAATTAAATTCTAGTTCTCCACCTAAAAACCAAGTCTTATCATATTTGTCATATTTCAAAATAATATACCTACGATTAAGACCTTTAAACTTCACTAGATACTGCTTTTCTTTCTCAACCTCGTAGCCGCCAAGCCAGGCTAGGCCGAAGACATTTCTGTTTGATTTCTTTTTATACCATTCTGTAAATTCATCGCTTTCATACCACCAAGCAGACTGAAATGCTTGCTCTAGTTCTGAACTATCTTCTCTTAAATCCTCAATTACATCCGCCACAAATTGCGGGATTTTGACTTTCTGCGGTTCTTCTAGTTGCTCAATCAGTTTAATTACTTCCAAGTGGTCTACAATTTTAGAATTTGGGAAAGGTGTCTCAATAGCGATTTTATTTATTTTTTCAATCAATTCCTGTGTAGTCATTCCTCTATCTCCTTATTCCTCACCTATCATGATATTTAGTGGGACTCCAAAGAAACTGGCCACATCCTGTACTTTGTATAGGTTGGGATTTGTTTTCTTATTCTCCCAATAAGATATACTTGTGGTTGAGTAACCTAACTTGTCAGCTAATTCTGTAATTGTCAAATCTATCTCTAGTCGTTTATGCCTTAGCATAAAAGCAAAGCGCTCACGCTGTTTTTTTGTCAATCGTTTTTTATAGTCCATCTAAACTACCTCTTAAATCTTGCTCTTTGACATAAGAACCATTGACCATTTTACCTTTTCGGTTCTTAATTTCATCCCATGCCATTTGAAAACAATCAGAGATAGACCAGCCTTTTTGTTGACAATAGATGGTTAATACTACCAAAATATCTCCAACAGCGTCCATACCCTCGTTCTCACGATTTTTGAGATGTGCCTGGGCTAATTCTCCAGCCTCCTCAAATAATTTTAATGCTTGAGCTGTGCTATTATCTGAGTTATCTAACCCTCTCTCTTTTGCCCAGTTCTCAACTCTATTTACTAACAATTCCATATTAGTTGCCATTTTTTGCTCCTTTATTTCAAATATGCAGGCATGTCATCACCTACTCTGATACTCTCATATTGTTCTTTAGTGACTAAAAATCTACCATAAGAGGGTACTGTGACAGTATAGCGCCCCTCTATGATTTCTTTATCACTGATTTTCCCATGTATTCCTGAGCCAGCATTATCAACTTTATAAATGATTATAGGCTGTTTGCTAGTTGCAGGTGGCGGGTTGAATGGGTCTATCTTGCCTAAAAAAATCCCAACCAATAAAAACACAATACATATAAAAGGGTGGTCTATATTATCTGTTAGCCATTCCATCTCATTTCCTCAATTTCTATCTCTATCCTAGGATTTAGGCTGTAAAATTTGCCTACATCATGTAGCGCTATCTGACCATCATCTTTAAAGACAATCCCTGACATGCTGTCATAGAGGGCTTTCTCATAGTTATCCACATCAGGTTTTTGTCTACTGGAATAACCTCATCTAGTAGAGCCTGATGATATTTCTTGACCTTAGAGAGGTACTGAGGAGGCTTGATGTAAAATCTAAGCCGTGCCCTCAAAGCTCCCTCAAGCATATCTTGACCCATGTACTGATTAGCCACTAATAGCTGGCAATGGTTGCGCCATGCTTTCATTTTTGGGTCATCATAAGCTCTCCCTTGCTGTGTAAATCTTGGCCGTGATTGTGGTTTAGGCTCAATATTTAGAGTTAATTTCATTTAGCTCTCCATTTATCAGACCTAAAAGAACATAATATTTTTTCCATCCTGCCTTAGTCTGTCCATCTTTTGCAATCTGAAACATTGTTGAAATAATTTTCAATGGTGCTGTTGCAGGTAGTTTAGATAGTTTAATATTATTGAGCTCAATATCTTCATAAAATTCTTTTCTCATATCCTCAAGGACATCATTAATAAGGTTTTTATCCTCTTTTTTGATAAGCGTATCATCAAAAGCAGTAGTTGTCATTTCAATGTTAACCCTATTAAACTCTTTATTAGTTGAAAAGTTGTTTGAAATGACATGTGAAAAATTTACATATTGGATGTCATAACCAAATTTTTCTGCTAATTGTTCTAATTGTTCTTGAAATTGTTGTTGTTTGTTCATGTTACTTTCTCCTTTTAAGTTAGTATTTTTTAAAATGGCAAGTCATCATCTGATACGCTAAACGGGTCAGGCTGACTGAATGGGTTGTTATTCCCTGTGTAGTTGTTGCTAGGTTGAGCTGGAGCCTGTTCTTGTTGTTTGTTGCGACTCTCTAATAAATCTACACTCTCAGCAACTACCTCAGTCACATATCTACGCTGACCATCTTTTTCATAAGACCTCACTTGTATACGCCCTGTTAGGCCAATAAGTGAGCCCTTACTACAATACTGAGCAATGATGTCAGCTGTGCCTCTCCATGCCTGAAATTGGATAAAATCAGCCTCACGGTCTCCATTTTCATTTTTGAAATTACGATTGACCGCAAGTGTGCCCTGTAGGCTTGATACATTATTAGGCGTTTTTCGTAGATCAGGAGGTGCTACAAGCCTCCCAATTAGTGTCACGTTGTTAATCATTTACTTTCCTCCCTGGATTGCTCCACCATTTCAGCAGATCATCCTGATTAGTCTTGATATATCGTTCAAATTCCTCAAATTGTAGAATAGCCCATCTTAGCCTGTGCATATCTTCTCCGACTTTTGAGCAAAAGCCACAGATTTTAAATACTGGATCAAGATTATTGATAATTTCCAAGACTTGTCCGTCAAGGTTCCATACATCATCTTGTTCTATCTTGAAATCTAAAATAAACTCATCCCCTAAATTGTGAATGACCTGCAATCTCTTGCCGTCTGAATAAATTGAAATGCTATCAGATACTTTTCTAATTTCCATTTTTACCACCCATTCTGCTCATTGAGTTCATCCTGAGTCAAAGGCTCGATACGTTGATAGCCACTGACCTTGTAATTATGCTTGACCTTAAATCCTGCCTGTTCTAGCGTAGCTTTGAAACGGTCTTTTTCAGCCGTATCTACAAGATACACCTCAACTGTCATTTTTTGGGTATATCGTTTTAAGCCATTCTCAGCCTCTCTGAGAGCGTTTGTCTCATTTTGGGATAATTCCTCACCGTCTAATATTTCGCCTGTCTCAGCGTCAAATTTTGGTGTCTCTGTTGATTTTGGCTGACTTGCTTGCTCAAGTTCTTGTCTTGCACGTTCCAGCTCTTGCTTTTGTTTCTGAAAAGCATAATCAGCTTTAATCTGCTCAAAGACCTCAGCAAGGGTCAAGTCTCTTAACATCCGAATGTAAGGAGAGTCAGTCATGCCATACTCAGCACAGAGGCCTGAGATAGCTGACTTAGATTTCTCAAGCTCTTGCTGTTTCTGAAATTCAAATGTGACCATGTCATCAAGGCTTTTCATGGTTGCTTTTTTGAGCGTCATCCCATCTGCCATGAAATCACTAGCCTTGATGTATTCTGTAGCCTTTTCATCAAAGACTCTAGGGTCTATCATGTACTCAGCTGACTTGTTTGAAATGTAGGCCTTGACTGTGTCTAATCTGACCATCTTTTGATGAGCCTCAAACTCTTTGACATCCACATCAATCTTATTGATGATGTCTTTGAGTGGCTGGATGGCTTGCTTGATGTACTTATCAAACTCATCAGCAGGCTCTGACAATATTTTCTTATTTCGGATACGCTCATCAGAGACTTGCTTGTCTAGTTTGCGTAGATTGGCAAGCACTTGCTTGTCATCCTTGATAGTTGAGGCTGTGACCGTGTAGTTTTGATACTTAGTCACTACCTCATTGATATTCTGCTCAAATTTCTCACGGTCAATGATTTCAACCTGAGCCTGTGTGATTTTTACTTGTAATTCTTGCATGTTGTCCCCTCTCTAAAATTCAAGCTCATTGTCATCTAACAGCTCGCCCTGGATTGGCTCATGAGGTGCCTCGGGATCCATCTCAGGTACTACAGGGCTTACCTCTTGCTCTCTATTAAATTGCTCAATCTGAGCCATTTTGCGTGCCACTACATCCTCACGGCTTTCTTGAGGCGTGACATCAATAGGTTGCGCTTGTTCCATTTCATCTGATGAGTAGAGACCTCCTACATCCTCAGAGAATGTATCACGGATAGCTGCTACAATCGCCACTTTTTCAATCATTTGTCCTGGAGCTTTTTGCCACCAGTTTTTTTCAGTGTTATATGCTGATAACTCTACCTCACGATAGACTGGGCGTGTTCTATCTTTTCGATAAACCTCACACCATCCTCCAATGAGTTTGCCTCCTCTTGGTAGGATGATACCCTCTTTATTTTTTAGCTCGCCTGTTTCATCCTCGTAGACAATCCCACTCTTGAAACCGTCATAGTTTGGATTTTGCTCAGCTCGTTTCAAAAAAGCGTCTTTACTAACTACAATCTGAGCTGGGTTATTTCCGTACTTGATGAAATAGACCTCTTTAGTGAATGGGTTAAGATTGCGATTTTTTACAATCGCCATCAACATCTGTAGCTCTTGAGTGCTTGCTTGGTGTTTTGGATCTACAAAGTCTCTGAGAGTTGCTCCATCTAGCTTTTGTAGGTCTGTCAAATAATTTCCTTTAGTTTGTGTGATTTCGTTTGTCATTTCCTTTTACCTCTATTGTGTTTTAAATTCCAATTTTCACGCTTTAAGCGGTTGTTTTCGTTCATAAGTGAGACTATCTTATCCTGTTGCTCATTGATAATGGCTCCTAGCTCACAGCAAGTCTCAAGGTGCCTCTTTCTCCAGTAGGCATTGTCCTCATAGTGTTCTCTATTCATAGGCTAGCAATCCCCTACATATATCCACTGACCAGCACTGAATACATAATCAGCAGGATCAAACTCATCCTGAGGCTCTTGAGGCTGTAGATAGTCTCTGTCATAGTCAAAAGTTCCAAAGAGTCCTCTATCCATTGAGTGCCTCCTTAGTTAGCCATCTCTTGATAGACCTGAATTAGCTTCTGTTGCTCAAAGATTTTTTCAGAATACCCCTGGCATTGTCTACCTAGTGACATGTTATCCTGTGATAACTCATTTAGTAGCTCGTTTTTGAGTTTGATTTCTTCTCTTAGTAGTTGATTTTCAATCTGCAAGGCTCTCACATCAATTAGATTGCTCTTTTCTTGTTTTGGTTCTTGGATTGGCTCATCTGCTAAGATTTCATCTAGTCCTAGAAATTCTTTTAATTTATTCCACATAGCGCTTACTCCTCATCATCTTCTGTCATGTTCTTCTCAATAGCCTCTTGAGGGCTCATCCCATCCAATACATCCTTGATAACATGTGAGACGTCGTGCATAGCTTTTAGTGGCATTTTTAGGTCATTAGGTAGTCCTAAAACATCTACAGTAACCAATCCAAGCATAGATAGCTTATGTAGTTCCTCTTGTAGCTGTTCGATACGTTCAATCTTTTCTTGTTGTTGTTTGATGAGTTCTTTATCAGTCATGATTTTTACTCTCTTTCTTTTATTTATATTAGTAGTAGTTTGTTGTAAGTTAGTACTTGTTATATAGTTAGTACTTGTTATATAGTTAGTATTTATTAGACGGCAGTTTTTAACATGGCAATTTTTAACATGGCAATTTTTAACATGGCAAAATCTTCCAAGTGTAAAATTACTCTATCTAGTTTCCTGTGGATAACTCCTTTATCAGATTTTCCTTTAAGTAAGTTTTATAGCTCTCTGACATGGGGCAGTCTGAGAAAAATCTCCTAAATTCTGTCCCATTTCCTCTACCATGGCTAATCCTCACAGATAGCAAGTACCCACACTGCTCTAGTATTTTGAAATGTCTGTCCACTGTCCGCCTACTGATATTTAACCGTCTAGCGATTTCCTCAGGGTATACAACCCAGCCAGGCTTATTGGTTAAGATTACCGTCAATATGCCTATTGTTGCTGGCTCCAACCTAGTATCTTGAGTGAAAGCGTTATTGAGCGATGTGTAGTTTTCGTAAGTGTTCCTGATTATGTACTGCATACCTCATATTGTGTCCCCTCTCTCTAAAATTCTTGGCTGTGTGCACCTAAAATGATGTTGTAGTATGAATGTCCAGCAGGGATTGTGTATCCTGACAGATTGTCAACCTGTGAGCCATCTGCCATGATGTTGATTATCCGTGGTCTCCATTCCTTTTTTTGTGATTTCATGGTATAATTACCTCATAAAGTATTTTTCTAGCTCTCAAATGGATTAGCCGTCTTTTGAGGGCTTTTTTGTTAGCTTGTCAAACGTTCCTGATTTAGAAACTTATTAATGAAATATTGCTGACCTTTGCCTGTTACAAGTGGTGTCTTGCTAACTGTGATGTGGCCGTCAGCATGTGTGATACTGGTCTCTTTGACTCTGATGAGACCCATCTCTACGCTCTTTTGTGTAGGCATATTCCAGTCACGCCCGTTGCGTTTAATGAGATACCCATGAGCTCTGAGCCAATTAAATAAGCGATTAGCTCCCATGTCTACTCCATTTTGCTTGAGCAACTTAGCAAGCTCTCCAACCAGGATAGATGAGTGACTTGCACTGACTGCCTCAGCAAATAGCACCTTAGGACGGTCAGCCTCAATCTTAGCCTCTAGCTGATGGACTTTCTTGTCAGCCATAAGCAAGGCTCTTGCCATGATTTTCTCAGGGCTATTAAAGTCTTTTTCTACTTGTATAAAGTATTGTCTGACTTGTTTGCCTCGCTCTGTTCGCTGTATCATGGCAATTTCTTTGGCCATGTCTAGCTTGATGATGTGTTCAGTAGCCCTACGGCCTCCTGTACTTTGCGACAAAAATGTCGAAAAGTCTTCATTTTCTGTAAAACCATATTCCGCCATTCGTGGGAACCATTTGTCATAAGGTGTTTTGACCTCCAATGCCTCATGTAGTTGTCTAGCTGACACCACTGGCTCATGGTTGTCATTAAGTGTGACATTGATAAGTTCGTTCATTATTGCTCCTTTTCTAGTTTCAACACATCATAAAAATAGATTTTGGCAAAGTTTTTAGCGTTATAATACTCAATGTACTCTCTAATTACTGCACCATATCTCCTACGGCTTGGGATTGTTAGCTCTATTATGAACTCGCTCAAGTCTCCGTTTGGGCGCTCCTTAAACATTTTTACTGTTGCTATCTTCATTTGGCCACTATCCTTTCTTTGTTGTTGTTTTCGCAACTTTTATAGTAAAAAAATACTGCTAGAAATCCTCCATCTTGACACCTAGCAATTCTGCCAGCTTGCTTGCCTCTGAGAATGTAAAATCTCGTCCCTTGTATCGGTTGAGCTTTACACTCAATGTTGACTTATCCATCCCTAACTTATCAGCAATATCATTCTGTTTTAATCCTTTTGAGACAATGATACCTTTTAAATTGTGGTACGGTTTATCTATTTCCAACACGCCTGCCATGGACATCTCCTTTCTTTTTAGTTGCGTTTTCGCAACTTGTTTATAAGTCTATTATACTCTTTTGTTTTTCGTTGTCAACAACTTTTTTAAATTTTTTTAAAAATATTTGTGTTTTCGCAACTTTTATGGTATTCTATTTATAGAAAAGGAGCAACAACATCATGATAGGAAATAGAATAAAAGAGCTCAGAAAGAGCCATAATCTAACTCTTGAGGAGTTAGCTGATACACTTAACAAAAAATATCCTGACACTATCAATTTTAATAAGGGTAGAATTTCAAAATGGGAGAATAACAGAGAAGAACCCAGACTCTCATCTGTCAAAATCCTTGCTGATTTCTTTGATGTGACCTTAGATTATTTTAACGGTATTGATTTAGAACAAGTTGAAATCTTGCCTGTATATAGTAAACTTTCAAGGGATAGACAGGAAAAAGTCTTGTATTATGCTCAGACTCAACTTGAGGAGCAAGAGAGTACTACTACTCCCTCTATTTTTGAAAAATCTCAGGATGACAACTACATCACTGACTACGTTGAGGGCTTAGTAGCTGCAGGTCATGGAACTTTCCAAGAGGATAACCTACACATGGAAGTTAGGCTCAGAGCTGATGATGTCCCTGATAGCTATGACACTATCGCTAAAGTCGCTGGGGACTCAATGGAGCCTCTTATAGAAGATAATGACTTACTATTTATTAAAGTGACCAGTCAGGTTGAGGTCAACTCTATTGGTATTTTTCAGGTAAACGGCAAGAATTTTGTCAAAAAACTAAAAAGAGATTATGACGGCTCTTGGTACTTGCAAAGTCTAAATAATAGCTATGAAGAAATCCATCTAACAGAAAATGACGACATCCGAACAATCGGGGAAGTCGTAGACATTTATAAGGTTTAAAAAATATGTGCAATCACTGAACCACATTAAAAGCTGGGAGGTAATTTCATGAAAAAATTATTGTCTTTAGGCTTGCTAAGCCTTTCTGTTGTCGCTCTTGTGGCATGTTCTCAAGGTAAGAGCTCATCTTCTGAGGCTGGCTCATCTTCTGAGGCTAAAACTGAGCAGTCAAGTGAGAAAAAAATTCCTAGCGAATACAAAACAGCTGTAACTAAAGCCAAGCAGTATGCTGAGACAGTGCACCTGTCTAAGGAGGGGTTACGTTCTCAATTAGTAAACTTTGAGAAATACTCTCAAGAGGCTGCTGACTATGCTGTGGATAACTCTGACATTGACTACAAAAAGCAAGCTCTTGAAAAAGCTAAACAATATCAGGAAACTATGGCCATGTCTCCAGAGGCCATCCGTGAGCAACTTGTAAACTACGAGAAATTCACTCAAGAAGAGGCAGACAGCGCTGTTTCTAATCTAAACTAATAAAAAAGACCTCACGCTCACAAAGTTTGGCGACTCTGAGCATGAGGCATGTGACAGGAAAAGATTGTCATGGAGATACCCTCTCATGATGTCTTTTCTTGTACCTATTTTATCAAAAAGGGGGTACAAAAGCAATGAAATCAACAAATAAAGTGGCTATCTATGTCAGGGTATCCACTACCTCACAGGCTGAGGAGGGGTACTCTATAGAGGAACAGATAGACAAATTAGAGTCCTACTGTAAAATTAAGGACTGGGGTGTCTACAAGGTCTATACTGATGGAGGTTTTTCAGGTTCCAATACCGAAAGACCAGCGCTAGAGGGGCTTATCAAAGACGCTAACAAGAAAAAATTTGATACTGTCCTAGTCTATAAGCTAGACCGCCTTAGCCGTAGTCAGAAAGATACACTATTCTTGATTGAGGATGTATTTATCAAGAATGGGATTGAATTTCTGAGCTTACAAGAGAATTTTGACACCTCTACACCTTTTGGAAAAGCCATGATAGGCCTATTGAGTGTTTTTGCTCAGCTGGAGCGTGAACAAATCAAGGAGCGCATGCAGCTTGGTAAGCTAGGGCGTGCAAAGTCTGGAAAGTCCATGATGTGGGCTAAGACCTCCTACGGCTATGACTATCACAAAGAAACAGGCACTATGACCATCAACCCAGTCCAGTCTCTAGTTATCAAATTCATTTTTGAAAGCTATCTATCAGGTAGGTCAATCACTAAGCTCAGAGATGACCTTAATGAGAAATACCCAAAAGAAAAGCCCTGGCACTACAGAGCGGTCAGAGTGATATTAGATAACCCTGTATACTGTGGATATAACCAATTCATGGGAGAAATATACAAAGGCAATCATGAGCCTATTATCTCAAAAGAGGTCTATGACAAGACTCAAAAAGAACTTAAAATCAGACAAAGGACAGCTCTTGAAAATTTCAACCCTCGGCCATTCCAGGCAAAGTATATGCTGTCAGGTATCGCTCAATGTGGCTACTGTTTGGCTCCCTTGAAAATCATAATGGGTGTGATTAGAAAAGATGGCACTAGGTTTATAAAATATGAGTGTCATCAAAGGCACCCTAGAAAGCTGAGAGGGGTCACTACCTATAATGACAATAAAAAATGTGACTCAGGCTTTTACTACAAGGATGATCTTGAGGCCTATGTCTTGCAAGAGGTCAATAAGTTACAGCATGACTCAGAATACTTAGAAAAAATCTTATCAGATAATCACAAAGAGTCCATAGACCGTGAGAGTTATCAAAAACAGATACAAGAATTGACTAAAAAAATCAGTAGACTTAACGACTTATACATAGATGACAGAATTACCCTAGAAGAATTACAGAGCAAGTCAAGCGAATTTCTAAGCATGAGAGCCTTGCTAGAAAAAGAGCTAGAGAATGACCCATCTCTTAAACAAGAGGAAACTAAGAACACTATCAAGCAATCTCTGAGCAAAGGTGACATCTACAAGATGGACTATGAGGCTCAAAAGGACATAGTTAGAACCTTAATCAAGAAAGTACAAGTCACAGCTGATAGCATTGTCATCAAGTGGAAAATATAG